AATGGTTATCATGTTATCCCTCTTGAGCGCGTCCGGAATCGGATGAAGATTGGGATATGTATCTATAACCTTGCAGCATGTTGTAGGTATAGTGAACTTTCCAACATATCGACCACCGCCGTAATCAGCGGATACTACGAGAACAACATCTCCTGAGTTGTTAAGTTGGCTGCCGGGCTTTTCAGAGGGATATTTATTAACAATATCCACAACCTTAATATTGACCCCCTGGTCGACGAGTTCTTTGAGGCCGTCTTTAATATTACTATCGATTTTATTAAAGTCTGTTATTTCAACCATATCCCCGACAAGGAAGCCTCCTCGTTCAGTTCTCGTTAAAACAGACTCACATATTTCTAAAAACTTTCGCGCACTCATTTAATATTGTTATTTAGTCTTTCCCATAAATATTTATATGGGTAATGTTAAAATTACAACTCTTCCTAAGGCTCGCCCTTATACGCGTGAATTTGCATACGCAGATTTACATCTCGACCTACAACCTTCGTTTACTAATATAAATGAAGTATATGCTGTAGATGAGCAAAAAGATTTAGTAGTAGATTACGATTTAAAAGCGATTAAAAACTCTATCGTAAATATAATGACTACCTCCCCTGGGGAGAAGATATTAAACCCTACCTTTGGTATAGATTTAAGAGACTACCTCTTCGAACCTGTTTCGGAGATTATATCCAATCAAATCGCCAATGATATTATTACCGGAATGGTAGCGCAGGAGCCGAGAATACGATTCAAGCGAAAACCAGAAGTTATACCCAACATTGACGAACAAAGTTATACAGTGAGTATGATTATAAGTGTTCCTTTACTTGATATAAGCGACTTTTTATTTCAAGGGCTTCTTAACTTTGAAGGGTTTTCGGTATTAAATATATAATAATGGACCAAAACTTACTCGAATATAATTTACCTATCAATGCGTATGCTACCTTTGATGCTGTATCATTGAAGGAACTTATAAAGGAGCGTCTTACCGAAAATTCTCTTTTTACGGATCAAAATTTTGAAGGAAGTAATCTCGCAGCTCTTGCGGATATATTTGCGTTTGCTTACCATATCCTATTATTCTACTACAATCAAACTGCTTCTGAGGCGCTCTTTGATCAGGCTGAATTGTATGAGAATATGAATAAGATAGTTAAGGCTATCGGGTATAAGCCGAGTGGTCCTCGAACCTCCGCTCTCGGATTTACAGCAGAGGGAACGAGCGACCTGCCTATAGGGGCTTACACTATTAAGCGATATTCTAATATCATAATAAACGGCGCTGTATTTTCGTTTGCTGAGGATGCCTCGTTTGATAAAACTATAGCGGGTAACGAATCACTCACAACTCTCTCTGAGAATACTCTTCTTTATCAAGGGTCTTATTTTGAATACCCGGATTACACCGCTATAGGCGAGGATTATGAAACTATTACGATGGTTTTAGATCGAGGCCAGAATGTTAATACTGTAGAGTTTATAGACTACGATAACATCGATGTATATATTTACGAGGCGGAATCGCAAACTTGGTTTGAGTGGGCGGAGGTAGATTCTCTATATTCTCAATCCTCTACATCGAGGGTATATGAAAAGAGAGTTAACGAGAATGGTCGATACGAATTTAAATTTGGTAATAATATTAATGGTCGAAGACTCAATCCTAACGATATAGTTTCGATATTCTACTTACTAAGCAATGGTATAACAGTAGGAGCGAGTGCATTACGCTCCGGATCGAGTATTAATGTATATAATACTGCAAGATTTAGAGCTCTAAATAATACTTTATATAGCGATAATATTACAACTTTTATAGGAGCTGCTAATAGCTCGTATATTAATCTTAATAATACAAATAAATCTACCGATACTGTAGATTATGAAACTGTGGAGAGTATAAAGCAAAACTCTCCAGCTCTTTTTAGCGCTCAAAATCGCGCAGTAACTCTTAGCGATTATAAGGCATTCTTGAATTCAAGATTTAACAATATATTACAATCTTCAGAGGTAGTAAACAACGATAAATACCTTTCCGATTATATAAAGTACTACTACGATATAGGGCTGAGTAGCCCTAACGAAAATACAAATGTTCTTACGAGCCATTTTCTATTCTCGGATGCTTGCGACTTTAATAACATTTATGTATTTTCCGTTCCAAAGAATGGAGCTATAGTAGCAGAGACTAACCCGAATATGATGGCGACGTCACAAAAGCAGGCTATAAAATCCTATCTTGATACTATAAAGATGGCGAGTAATGAAGTGGTAGTGATAGACCCTATATATACTGCGTTTGATTTAGGTATAGAAATAACTACTGATTCGATCAGGACTGTGGAAGAAATTCGAGAAACGTCTACATTAAATATAAGAATTGATTCTACATCACGTCTTGCGCGATCCAAGATTAAAGATCTCGTTAATAATATTTTTATTAACTATTTCAAAACAACAAACTGCTCTTTAGGCCAGACAATAAATTTTACGGATTTATCGCGGGAAATTTTAGATATAGAAACGATAATAGAAATATCTACTAACTATACTATTAATGGACGATCGTATCAAGTACCAGGTATAAGTATGGTATATTGGAACCCGTTCTACCCGCAAGACGATTTAAATATAACAAATCAAACTGTTAAACTTCCATTCTATAAATTTCCCTTTTTATATGAAGCGTCTAAGTTTATTAATAAAATAAATATTACTGATTAATGAGTCTTGATACCGACTATATCGCCTTCTATACGAAGAACTTTACAGGAGCTAACTCCACATCAGGATACGCTTTAGATATATGCCCGTTTACTTTTATACCAAGACTCTATCTCGATAGATATTCTGATGAGAGAATATTATGGGACTTTGGCGACGGTACTACGTCAACTTCGCTTTGCGCCTCACACTCCTACCTCTTTCCCGGCGATTATACGGTAAGTCTATATGTATACAAGGGAGAGGGGCAAGCAGTAACCTCTACGTATAAATCAACAGTTACCGTTAAGAACTTTATTACTGATACTATCGCGTTTTCAAGCAAGTCTAGCTATATACAGGAAGCGGGAACAGTCGGTAACGAGGATGGGCTTACCGTTATAAGATATAATAGTTGGCAATCCTATAATGCACTCTCAGGTAAAAACTATACTATTAATCTTTTTGCGAGCGGGGGTAAGGATGCGTTTTTTGATATAGATAATTATAACTCAAACAAATATAGTCATTTAGAACTTTCTCATAAATTTTACAAAAAAGAGCAAAACGAGGTATCCAATACTTTTAATTATACCCCCGTCGACTCTATACAGACAGGTATTGATTTACTTTATGCTAAAATAAGTGGTAGTGATTTAGTTCTTTGTGATCCTGGCGATGAGGGTAGTTCTTTTGCCGGCACGAGCGGCTCTGCCGTGTTTTACTTTACATCGGATAGATATGATATAAATGACTTATGGTATAGAGACCGTTCACCCGTTCTCATTTTTGCGGGGTTTGATACTGCTAACTTTGATGATTTTACATCTTATAAAAATGGTTATAAGGAGATTATTAAAAGTAATAAATTTTCCTATCTTAACCAAATTACTACCAATACAGGATTTACCATAATACCTCAATTATCTGTATCTCAACTGGCGTTTTCTTTAAATGGGCTCGATGGCATAGGGGATGAAGAGGTTTACTTTGATATCAGACCTTCTCAGTACGCTGGAACTAAAATTCCTCTTGTTATTAGAGCAAAGAATAATAATAACTACCCAACAAAATATTTACCTTTATTATCAGCTACCAAATATGCGCTACAGGACTTCGAAATTAAAATCACTGCTCTTTCGGGTAGTGGGGGTGTTGTAAGTCTATCGGGCCAGCCTATAATAGTGGATGACTTTATTACAGACGATAATATAGGAGGTTATTGGAAAGGCTACTTACAATTTGATAACGAGTTTGTTAAAAATAATACTCTAAATGATATATATCTTTCCGCATATACTACCTATAGCGATACGTTCAATTACTTAAAATATCCTACCCCTCTCGCAGTAATTACTAACCCGCTTTCATCTAATATACAGGTAAATAATTTAATACAGGATTATAAATTTAGTTCATCGTCTCTTGAATTAGATTTAGATAGAACTGTAAATTTTAATAGTGATAGCGCATCCGTATCTGGTCTAAAATACATACAGGTTGTTCCGGATGAAAATGTAAATACAGGTTCGTATTACTCTATATGGGCGACGGATTTCCAGAATGATTATCTATATAAGTATGATACTTTCGGAAATAAACTATCAGCTCTAAATCTCAAGCAGCCCACTCTCTCGTCAGGCGCTTCTTTAACTATAACATCTCCCAAGGTAAATGGTGTAGTTGCGGATAGCAATCAAGATATATGGGTATCTCTATACAATTCTATTAGTTCTTTCAAAATAAATAAAACTACCGGCAGGGTCGATCGCGTCGCTGTTCCTAACTTAACAAATATAACTTATTCTATATCAAGCTCCCATTTAGGGTATGTAAATCTTAGCTCTTTTATAGGTCTTAACACTGTATTGCCCGGGCCGGTTGATACCGATGTAAGTAATAATCTCTGGGTAGGTTATGTTAATCCTCTCTCATCATATCTCTATAAATTTAGCTCTACTGGCGCTATATTATCGAGTATAAGCCTTACGGCGGGATATTCTATTGCCGATATTGCGGTAGGTACTGATAATAACGTATGGGCCATTGGGCAGCAATATCTAACAACTAATACTAAAGTATCTGCATTCAATGATATTGTAATATATCATAATAATGCGACTGGCGCTACAACATCTGTATACCAAACTTCAGGTCGAGCGGCAAATATCACTATAGATACAAATAACAATGCGTATTTAACTGTAGGCAATAATACTGTAGTAAGAATACTCAGCTCTAATTTTAGCTCGTCATCCATTACCTTGCCATCATCTACTGAAACATCCGTCGCGTCCTCTATGGATTTGAAGGGTATAGCAGGAACAGCTAGTAAGGAAATCATAGCTATTAATAGCTCTTCAAGTAAGTTAAATATTATTGATACAGTTAATATTACTAACGTAAACAACTACGATATTAAGGATGAGTATGCAATTGCTGCCGGAGATTGGACTGGATTCAAATGGATTGCTAAATACTCTCCAAGACAATTTACAATAAATACCACTTTAACGGGTAGAAGCAATACATTTAGTGTTTATAAATCAGAGGATAGATATCAAATTGGTAAAATCGGTGAAGATTTTGACGCTACTCAATTATACAAAGATTTAAGATATCAAGAATCTCTTATTTACTATGATAATATGTTCGATGGGTTCATCGGAACTATTGTGGGTAATATTAGCTCTTCTCCTAATACTCTCGGAAAGAGAGTATATGAAAAGGCGCATAACTTTGTAGGTAATACTGTAGACCCTGATACTTGCGGTGTTGACGCTTTGTACTCTCTCTGTAAGCAATATGGTATAAACGTCGAGCAATTTGATAGTTTCAAGTTTGCTACACCCGCTAATATTAAAAGAGTTGTCGACCTCTTATCAATTAAGCAGTCTAAGCTATGGGGAGCAAGAAACAAATACGCTAAAGATTTCGATATAAACGGATATAACCCAGGTTATAATGATTATTTTGGTAAAAACTTAGGACCAGAATTAAACGTCCAATTTACCACTCTTACCGCTGATAGCGCTTCAACTCCGATTGTAGCTCAAAGTAAATTTAGTAATGACTATATCTATATTAATACAGATATCTTAAGTTCTCAGTATATCCAATATATAGGTAGTACTACTACATATCGCATGTCCTCGTTTAATACAAACTGGGGATGGCCATTAGTGTTGCCGGTAAACGCTACATGGGAGGATTTAAAACAGAGTTAT